CAAATTTATATGAAAGGAGGTCACGTTATGCCTAAAAATAACGAAATTAAATTTGAAGATTGTTTTAATCTTCCAAATCCAGGTTTAAGGTCTTATTTTGACATAGTCAGAAAAGGACAACCTGAAGAGTACAGAACTACCTTTGCCAGAGGTCGTAAAGTTCAGAGTGTTCTCGAAGAGTGGTCACACACCTTAGACACTCTATCTGACAAGTGGCCAACACTTGTAGAATTTGAAAACGACTTAAAGGCTAAGGTCGGACCAATGTCTATCATGCAACCACTGTCGAAGCGCATGGAAGATATTGATCATTACTATGATGACATTCTCCTGCCATCAACGCCTGTATCTGACAAAGCTCTGAAAGCTGTTTTATCAGAGTTCAAACAGGTTAGAGGATTGCATCCTCGTTCACAGCAGAAAACAGTAGATATTATGAAGAAGTCTACGAATTCTGGTGCTCCTTACTTCACCAAACGTCGCGCAGTAGTTGCTAAAACAGTACCATGTGAAGTATTTAATAGGAATCTAAAACCTAGTATGGCTTTGGATAACTATAATTCAATATGGTATGCAGCTGCGGTGTTAGGTTGGAGAGGACAGGAAGGCGGTCCAAAACCATCTGATGTTAAACAGAGGGTTGTTTGGATGTTCCCTTTTGCAGTAAACATCAGAGAACTGCAAGTTTACCAACCATTGATTGAAAGTTGTCAGAGATTCAATCTTGTCCCTGCTTGGGTTAGCATGGAGGCAGTCGACCAGCGTATCACAAATATGTTCGATACAAAGGGTAAGGACGACGTGGTTATTTGCACGGACTTTTCAAAGTTCGATCAACATTTCGGTCAGGACATGCAAAACGCTGCGAGCATGATCTTGCAAAGTTTACTTGATAAGACGCAAGAATCCGCTGACTGGTTAAGAGATGTTTTCCCCATCAAGTATGTTATACCTCTAGCATACGATTATAAACAAATCCGTGTTGGTAAGCATGGTATGGGAAGTGGTTCTGGTGGAACCAACGCTGATGAAACATTAGCGCACAGAGCTCTTCAATATGAAGTAGCTATAGAAAACAACACCAAACTTAATCCAAATTCACAGTGCCTAGGTGATGACGGCGTACTCACGTATCCTGGTATTACTGTGGAGGATGTAGTGCGATCATATACTGCTCATGGACAGGAAATGAATACGACCAAGCAGTACGTGAGCAAACATGACTGCGTATATTTAAGACGCTGGCACCATGAGGATTATCGCGTCGACGGAGTATGCGTGGGAGTCTATTCAACCTATCGTGCTCTTGGTAGGCTGATGGAGCAAGAGCGTTACTATGACCCAGAAGTATGGTCAGCTAAAATGGTGGCATTGCGACAGCTCTCTATCATTGAGAATGTGAAGTATCATCCTCTTAGAGAAGAATTCGCAGAATTTTGCATGAAAAGGGATAAATATAGACTTGGTATAGACATCCCAGGCTTCCTTGACAATATCGACAGTATTGCCAAAGAGGCTATCGATCTCATGCCTGATTTCCTTGGTTATACAAAAAGTATGACTAAAGACCAAACTGGCTTATCACAGTGGTGGATTGTCAACTATCTGAAATCAAAGAGATAAAATCGAGATGGTGCTTGAACCATTCGGCTATAT